CTAAAGGCGAAAATGTAACGGGAACTACTTCTGCTGCAAGTGGTCCAGTTGAAAAAGTTATTGACAAGAACGGTGTTGATTTAGTCCCATCTTCTTCTGGCAGATTCTTATTAACAAATGAGCAAGTATATACTCTCGTTTTAAGTAACCATAATGGTCGTTCGTTTAACCAAAACGAGCAACTTTCGGTTCCGTCAGTAACTCTCAGAAACAACACTGAGGGAGAATCTGGCGTTCTAACTGTTGCTAAAGATAGTGGCAAGGTTTCAAATATTAGAATTACATCTACTGGTCAAAATTACACCAACGCAATTTTAACTATCGAAAGTCCACAACTTCCTGGTGGATCTGTTGCTACTGCTGGAGTGGAAGTATCCGATGGCAAACTTTATAATACAGAAATTAGTTTGAATGGATTTGGATATACAGAACCACCATCTGTCGTCATTAAAGGCATCGGTAACGGCGCTGGAGGAGCGACAATTGAAACTGAGATAGAGATTGATAGTCCTGCTGTTAGAATGGGCGTAGCAGTGGACCAGAGCGGTCTCACAGATTCTACTGTTCCATCACATTTTGAATTTGAGCATCCCGTATACCTACAGAATGATACCGAGTATGCTATGGCAATTGAAACTGACTCAACTGATTATGAACTTTGGGTATCTAGACTTGGGGAAGTTGATGTTGCTACAAGTACTGTTGTTACGACGCAACCTTCTCTTGGTTCTGTATACAGATCACAAAATGTAGATAATTGGACAGAAGATAATTTTGAAGATGTTAAATTCACTTTATACAGAGCAGAATTTAATATCTCTAAGACTGCAGAGTTGGTATTAACAAATGAATCTTTAGGTTACGAATTGTTGTCCAAGAACCCATTCAATACTAACGCTACAGCTAATACAAACGCGACTTCAAAACTCTTTAGAAACAACAACAACATTATTCAAGTATCACATAGAGATAATGGATTTGAAACTTCNGGATCTTCTTATGTTTTCTTCAAAGGTGCTGTCGAAACTGGTGGTGTAACTTCTGATGTTTTAAATAGCAAGTTATTCCAAATTACAAATAGTGGAATTGATACTTATAATATCACATCAACTGTTGCCGCTTCCGGAAACATTGAAGGTGGTGGTGAAGTAGTGTATGCTACTTACAATAGAAAATATGAAATTCTATATCCACAAATTCAATACTTATCATTTACTGGAACTAAATTAAGTTCTTCTATTAAAACAACAAATGTTGTTCCTGTGGATTCCCTGACCAATAATTATACATCATATTCACAAACAGATTATGAAAAGACATTTTTAAATGAACCACATTATTTCACGAATCAGAAATTTATTGCTTCGGATATTAATGAGACATTAAACAATGTGACTTCCTTATTGTATAAGTTGTCTCTTTCATCTACCGTTTCTTATCTTTCTCCAGTAGTTGATCTTTCTACGGCAAGCGTCAAAACTGTGTCAAACAGAATCGAATCTGCTACTGGACAGGAAGATAGATACGGAAGAAGAGACCAAATCATTGAGTTTTACCCAATCTATAAGTTCAATATAGGAAATACTGGTGGCAGTCAAATTCAAGACAACCAAGCTATCGAAGGATATACTTCAAAAGCAGTTGGTACTATTGCTAAAGTTGACGGTTCTACAGTTTGGGTGAGACTCAAAACAAGTCAGTTCTTTAAGAGGGGAGAAAGAGTTACATTAGGAAATCAACCAACCTTAGTTGAAACTCTTAATGGTGTAATTGTACCAGCTGGTATTATTGACACAAACCCAATTGAAGTATTCCTTGATATTCCAGATTCAGCAACTATGGTTGCCAGAAATCCATCTAATATTTTAGAATCATATGATAACATCATTACCGGAACTGCGGTTATCTGGAATAATAAAACTCAAGAACTAGAAGTCAGAAATGATACCCAACCATTAGCAGATGACTTCACAGGAAGAATTATTGACAATACAGTGTTTAATAGAAATTCTGTTGTAGTTGATCAACTTGCTGATATCTTTAGAGTAGGAGACTTTCTTAAGTATCCAAATCAAGTAGATGCTGAAGCAAGATTCTTGGAAATTAAAGCAATAACGTATGCCAACGGAATAACATATGTTTCTGATAACACTTCTAAGAATAGTTCTACTGTAGCAAAATATGTCACCAAAGAAGTTGTAATTAATAATCCTGCGACTGCTGTTGATGTCCATATAACATTAAACTCTAAAGATATTAATGATGTTCAGGTTCTTTACAAATTTAAGAAATCTTCAAGTCAAGAAAACTTTGAAGATATTAATTGGATATACTTCAACGAAAATGGAGAACCAGATTCACTAGACATTGCTACTCCAGAAAATACAATTTCTTCTGTTGTAGAAAAACAATCTTCATATCAAGATATTACTTATAGCGTGTCGGATCTCCCAGAGTTTTCATCTTTTGCTGTCAAAATTGTTATGAAGGGAGTGGATCCAGCATTTGTTCCTAAGATTCAAGACATCCGAGCAGTGGCAGCATTCTAATTTCCGCATATGAGTTATATTAAAGTAGAAGGTCATGATGGTCTCGTCAGAGATGAGACCACAGGTGCCATCATCAGTTTGGACGATTCTGCCATAGAATCTAGACGCAAATCAAAACACCTTGGTTCCGCGTTAGACGACATAAATATGTTGAAGGATGAAATCTCTGAAATCAAATCCCTACTTAGAGAGTTAGTAAGAAATGCCAGCAATTAATGTCGCTAGAACTGATACCTTTGAGAAACAAAGGATCAAAATTAATGAAATTGGAACATCTCTTTTTAATATTAGTTCCGGTGGTTCTGATCTGTCTACTGGTATTTTAAAACTAGGTGATGGTCTCAAAACAACGCCATCGCTAGCGTTTAATAATGAACAATCTCTTGGATTCTATAGACCATCTTCTCAAACTATTGGATTTGTTTCATCCAGCAAAAATATTTTAGACATTAATGTAGAAGCATTAATTCTTTATAAAGACGAGATTGTCAGAAAAAGATCTCTACCAACTTCTGGTGGACTAACTATTGTATCCGGATCTGGATATGAATATGGAACATATATTAATGTTCCTCTAATTGGAGGATCTGGTTCTAATGGCGAAGCAACTCTATTTGTTGATTACTTTACTGGTACTCCTGGTTCGGGTAGTGGATACAACGCAGGAACATTTACATCCGTTCCTTTGATTGGGGGAACCGGTTCCGGATCTTCTGTAGACTTTAGTGTTACTGGTATTACTAGTATTGTTAATGATGGTGGTACTGGATATGCAGATGGATTTTATTCCAACGTTCCATTAGTTAATGTTTCCGGATCTGGTAATGGATCTGGTGCTCTCGGTATTGCTGAAGTTACTGGAACATCTGTATCTAATGTTTCTATTTCTTCTAATGGCAATAACCAGTATCAATCTGGTGATATTTTAACAATAGCAGATGGCGATTTGGGATCGGCTGGTGGATCAGGACTTGAAATTGAAGTAACTGATGATGCTGGTGTTTTAAATTTTTCTATTATTACTAAAGGACCAGGATTTACTGAAGGGGACGTATTATCTTTACCAGTATCAACTTCCGTAAATAATGTTAACATTCCAGGTTCACATGCTTCTCCTGGTTGTACGTTAACAGCAGGAAGCACAACTGTTACTTTGGGAGCATCCACAAATGAAGTAATCCCAGGAATGATTTTGGCAGTTGATCAGGGAGGATCTGTTGGATCATTCCCAGCAGGGTCTACTGTCATTGTTGTTAGTATTACTAACGGAACAACAGTTGAGGTTGACACTGCTGCAGATGCGTCTGGTGCTGCTGATATTACGTTCGCAAGTGCATTTCCAACACGACTAACAATTCCTGGTGGAACAGCAAATCTATATGTAGGGTTTGTTATAACGGGTTCCAATTATTCCGGAATTGATGAATCTGCAATTACTGCTGTTGTTGATGCCACTACAATTGAAGTATCTGCAGCAGGAACCAGTTCATTCTATCAAGCAAACTTAGTATTTACACCAGGGTGGGGTAATGGCGCAACACCACAATTTACATATACCGTAGGAACTGTTGGTGGGGTAGAATCAGTAGGTATCACCAATGGTGGCACTGGTTATGTAAATGATGATGTCTTATCTGTAAGTGCTTCCGATCTAATTAATCCTATTGAATATACACTTTCTGTAGAAAGCGTTCAGAAAATTATATTTACTGGAACCGTATCGTCTAGTGCTATCTCGGTCGGAGATGAATTTGAAATTGACGGTGGTGGAGAAGGAGGAGCATCATTTATAGTTGCTTATGTAAAAACAAC